TTTTTTTTTTTTTTTTTTTTTTTTTTTTTTTTTTTTTTTTTTTTTTTTTTTTTTTACATACGTTCTAGAAGGTATACCCACCACACACGGGGGTATCCAGTTCTTTCCAGTAATCGGGAGTAATGGGAAGTAATGGGCAGTTCTGGGGAGTAAGCGCTGACCCGAGCCATTAGTCCCACCCCCAATCACCCTCTCCCGGAAGAATCCCCAGGCGGGCAGAATCCCATTGACAAGGGGGCAATTTGGTAATATATTAAAGGCAGAATTTGAAAGATGAAAGGGACAGACACGATGAGCAAACAAGACAAGGTAGAACACCAGATAAAAAATATACTTTCCTACTGGGCATCTCGCCAAAAGGAGAAAGGACTCCACTTCATAACCTCCCTCCCGAAAGGAACAAGAGGAACAACCGAGCAAGACGAGGTGCTCATTTCCGAGAGGAAGTTCTTTCTAATCTACACGCAGGTAGGTCAGGCTATATGGACAAAGGTTCTGTTGCAAGAACAAGGTGCGGGCAGGATCTTTTTTCTAGAGGTGGAGGAGGCGCAGAATGACTCAGAACACCAGTAATAAAATTCCAACCCTAGGTACCCTCCTCGCAACAGCACTGGGAATAGCCTACGGAGCCTGGGCGGTGGTAGTCTGGGGGAGTGGATTCAGCGAGGAGCACCTCCCCTCGAGTCCCCAGGCCAAAGTCCAAAGTTGCCAGGTGGAATGGGGCAACAAAGCTCCCTGCCGGAGATGGCGTCAGAACCACCAAATAGCCAAGTTGCTAGTCAACAGCCCCAAGGCACCAGCCAAATAGAAACCCCACAATCAACACTGAAAGGAACAGACACAATGACAGTAAACAAATCACAGTCTACGCTGGACAGAAACAAGCAGAAGAAAACACACTTCCCACACAGGACAGAGCTCCTCGACCCCTCCCACGGTAGGACACTCCTCTTCAAGCACCAGAGGGCTTGGCCACACTACCTGGGAAAAAGGCTCCAGAAAATGTTTGAGGAGCTCCAAGGAAGGGTCTGGGCAGAGGAACGGAGAAAAATGCCCCTCGCCAGTGATTGGCACGGCAGATGGACGGAGGAGAGCCTAGGCCTCGGAAAATCAAACCAGAAGTGGATAATCCAAATAGATGTCTGGTTTGCCGCCCAAGGGAGCAAGGCCGCTGGCTGGAGCACCCGGATAAGACCAAGTATGGTAGTTTCCCTGGTGAGGGCAGGTCAGGACAGGGAGGTTGACTGGACGGACACCTGGATAAGGGAGGACGGCCAGGAACTATAAGTCAAAAGTCCCAGGACAAAAGCCACAGCAAAATCTCAGACAGGAATTAGATAGATGAGTGATAACACACCAGATTTAAAAGCTATATTTAAACTCATAGCATATTTTATTCTATGCTATTTGATTGTTTTGCTTATTGAGCATAGCTCACAAAACTGGGGGAGAGAATTTATGAAACAATGCTGTAGCTGTGAGATGAAAGGAGAAAGCACCGCCACCAACAAGTAAAAATCCTGGAGGGGAGAAATTTAAAGAAATGCTATCAACAGAGGGAGAAAAGTTATGTCAGATAGTCTAATCAATGTCAAGAAAAGAACCTGGCCAGCCCAGTGGGAGAAAGTCAACACCTGGCTCCCCAGTCGGCGCCCAAGGTTCAAGTCCAAGAGGAACGGGCTATTGTATCGCCTGGATGAGGTGAACCCTCAAGGGGTGGTGCTCAGGAAAGAGGGCTGCCAGCGGGCGACACGCCTGAGCTACGGGGCGTTTGAGTCAGGGTTCATAAATGTCGGGCCCTAGCCAGTCCCAAGTCCAAAGGCAAGAGTCCCAAGACACAAGGCAAGAGTAGTAAATAAGAAAATTCACAACATCACTGAGAGGAACATACACAATGAAAACCTATATCCAAACAACATTCACGCTGAACATCACTGTGCTAGAATCCGGAGCCCTTCAAGTGGAGGGCTTTGAGCCCGCATTCCAGAGCCCGGAGGACTTGTTTTCCTGGCTGCAGAATCTCGCCGCAGAAAAACCAATGCCAAGTCCCTACCGGCCAACAAGGTTCTCCTCCGAATGGGCACGGGAGGATGAGCTCCAACGCCAGGCCCGAGCACGGGAACTTTTCAAGAAAAGGAAAGAGTCCGTGCAGGTCTGGAAAGACACAACCGAAAGTCCTCAGCCCAAAGAAAAGCTCAGAGAGATGGACCTCTTCAGGGAGGAATACAAGAGGTTCAAAAGGAAATATCCTCAGGCCAAAGATGAGGTTCTCCGGAAGAAAGCTCAGCAGATTGTAGAGCTCAGAAGAGGGCTGGTGGAAGAGATAGGACAGGAGCTTCTAGCAGGAATTCCCCAGCCAAGGCTTGGGGTTCAAGGGAACAGGGCTGAGCCGTCCCATTTCCCCGGGAAACCCCTCCAAGTCCAGAGTCCCACCCCCACCCAGGCTCAGAGTCAAAGTCCAACGCCCCAGTCAATAGACCAGCTCCTGGCGGAGATTTCCCAGACCAAGCTCAAGTAGCCAGCCCAGTCAAAAGTCCCAAGTCAAAAGTAGAAACACTAGAACAAACTGAAAGGAATCCAGATGACAAATCAAGTAGATAAGAAACTTTATTTCCAGGGGGAGAACCTCCTTCTCAAGCACCTCCACCGAGGCTCTCAAGGCACAAGTCCCAAGTCCACAGCAGGAAGTCCAGCAGGAAGTCCAATCCTCGAGACCCTCACCTTTTTCCGTGTAGGGCTCACCTCCCCTTCTCAGTCCCTAGACTACGATCCCAGTTGGAAAGCCAGCTACCGCTATGTGGAGCAATTCTTTCTGAGGGTTCAATCCCAGGAGGACACCCCTGTTCCCTCTCTCCAAGTCGAGCACATCTCCCCGGAGGGCTTCCTCCAAGGGGACACCCAAAGTGCCTATAATATCCTTGTGGCGGACTGGGAAGGAGAGCTCCAGGAAGAAGGAACCTCCCCCTCCAAGACACTCCTCTCCCTCCCTGAGTCGGTTCTCATCTTCATCGTTGGGGAGTACTCTGATGGCCACCGGATAAAGCTGGGCGAGATGACTCAGGGGAAGATAGACGCTCAAATCTATCGGAGGTTGCAGAGGGAGATGGTGGAAATACTCCTCAACCCGGACTGGGAAGAGGTGCTTTGGATTTTCTAGCCCCCAGGCAAGAGTCAAGAGTCCCAAGTCCCAAGGCACAAGTAGAAAGTAGAATATTTGAAAGGAAAGGAATTTAAAAGATGACAGACGCAGAATACAATCGAACACTGCATAGGTTAACCACCTGGCTGGAAAACCCCAACCACAGATACTGTGTAATCTCTCCAGCCACCAACCACACCCCCGCGGTGATTACACTCCTCGAGGGTGCACGGCAGACCACTCGAGGACTCGCGCCAGGAGAGACCCAGGAACACTACAGGGAGTTAGGATATAAGGTTCCTGGTCAAAAGAACCTCACCAAGCTAGACCTAGCTTATCTCCGCATAGCCCAGGTGAGGAACCTCCACGCGCAGGGGATGCTGGAATCCCACGTGAGGGAGGAACTTTCCAAGGAGCAGATTCTCCAAATCAAATCCCTGAGGAGGTCCAGATGACCAGACCCAAAGAACTCACCCTCCGGCCGAGGATATATCTGGGAAAGGAGAAAACCCTAGATGGCAAGTGTATCCTGCAGGACATCTACCTCACCAGGAAAACCAAGTCCGGTGGGGAGGATATCCGGATAGGGAACATCTGTTTCCAAGGTCTCAAGGGCCACGGTCCAGACAGGGAATGGATAATTTCCAGTGGGAGCTTTTTCAACACCCTGGTGGAACCTCTCAAAAAGGGGAACAAAAATAGGGCCTACCTGGCGCGAAAGCTGGTGGAAAATGAAATCAAGAGGCTGAGGAATGAGCTAGAAAAGCTGGAAGATAAAATTGTCCTGCTCTCCGGGAGAAGAAAAGAGCCCGGGCTCGTGCACTTCTACTTTCTGGAGGACGACTGGCCACTGAAAATAAAATTTAGCAGGAGGAGGAAGGTTCCTAACAGCCACCCGCCGAGGCCCCGGGCCCAAGTCAAGAGTCCCCAAGCCCCAGTCAACAACCCAACCCTAACTCTGAAAGGAAATGAAAATGATAGATAACTTGACAAACAACCCCAGAAAACGTGAACCTCTCTATCTCCAGTGGTGGGTGCCTGACTCCAAGGAAATGCTGGAGAAAAAAGACTGGGAGTTCCTCGTTCCGGTGAGAAAACTCAATGCAGTTCAAAAAGCAATGTTCAGAAAGATGGTCAAGGAAAACTTTGGCCACTTGCTAGAACAACCCACTACTTTTAAAGGCACCATACTCAGTGTACCCCTGCTTTGCAAGGACTTACCTTATGATCACAAACCTACCGTTGCTCTTCTCACGGAGCCTATCTTCTCAGGTTTCAGTGGGCAATGCTGGTCAGTGCCTTTTGTTCGGTGGCTAGATTTCTCGAAAAGCCCAGCTCTTCTTGAAAAGTTTCTTTCCCTTCTGGAAAAGAATGTAGCCTATGAAAATCCCTTTTATCAGGAGACCAAATAATGACCCCCCAAGAAGATAATCAAAACCCTGCTTTCCCTCCCCAGGCAACCCCTGAGCAGCAGGCCTTTATTCAAACCCTTTTAGAGGGCAAGCCCTGTTTCCTCTCCGCTCGGGCAGGCACAGGGAAGACCACCACAATCAAGTGGGCTGTGCAATCCCTCCGCAAGATGCTCAAAGCCCAGGGTAAGGACAACCCTCAGGCGGTCTGTGCAGTGGCCTTCAACAAGGCAAACCAGCAAGACCTCCAAAAAGCCCTGGGCCTGGATGTCCAGGTGATGACCCTTCACGGGCTAGGCTTCAAGTCCCTCCGGGAGGCCCTGCCAGGACTAAACCTCGAGATGGGCAAGGTGTTTGAAATCCTCAAAACCCACGGAGGTAAGCTCAGGAAGAGGGAAGTTTTCTCAGACACATTCCGCCTTGTGAGCTGTGCAAAAAACTGGGGCCTGGGTTACGAGGGACAACTCGGCCCGTGGAAACTCAAGCCCCTTGTCCCAGCAAGTTGGGATGCCTGGGCAGACCTCAAGGCACACTTCGAGCTCTTCAATGCAAAGGAGGAGATTGCGGCGGAAGTCCTCAAGGAGTCCACACGCCAGGCAATAGAGGAGGGCCAGATAGACTTTGATGATATGGTCTACCTCCCGGTGCTCCTCAGGCTTCCTGTCTGGTCAGCCGAGCGGCTCATTGTGGACGAGGCCCAAGACCTGAGTCCCCTGAACCTAGCCCTCCTCGGGAAGAGTCCCAGCAAAAAGTGGTTCGTGGGCGACCCGTTTCAATGTATCTATTCTTGGCGTGGTGCACAGGAGGATATTATCCAGTCCCTCGGACTCCCCGAGCTCCCGCTCACAAACTGCTGGCGGTGCTCGAAGGAGATAATCCAGGAGGCTAACAAGTGGGTACCAGACATTCGGACAGACAACCCCAGTGAGGGGCCAGTTCAAACCCTTACGTGGCTCCCGGACTTTAAAAAGGAAAACCCAGCGGTGATACTCGGCAGGAGAAACTCAGAGCTAGTTTCCCTGGCCCTCCAGCTTCGCCACTCCGGGGTGCAAGGTTTCATCCAGGGGAAATCATTTGTGAAAACCCTGGAGGAGATTCTTTCCCAGCTCAAGGGAAGTAATCTCACCTCCCTCCTCAAGTCCCTCAACCAGTGGCTGGACAAGATGCTTGAGAGCTACCCTCATAAAAGCGGAGAGCTCAAGGACTATGCCGAGTGCCTGGCACTGTTTCTTTCTGAGGGCAGGAGTCGCCAGGCCGCAGAAAAGCTCATCTCAGAAAGTTTCACCGACACACCAGCTCCGGGGGCCTGGGTTCTCTCCACCATCCACAAGGCCAAGGGAAGGGAATGGCCCAGGGTGTATGGCCTCCAGTGGACGGATAATGGCAACCAGCCCTGGCAAAGAAAAGAGGAGAGGAACCTCCACTACGTTGCTGTTACCCGGGCACAAAAGCAGTTTACTTGGATTGCGGAAAGTGCCTGGAAAAAGGAACGTGAGGATTGGCGAGCACCCTCCGGGCAGAGAGCCAAGGTTCCAAATTGGGTCGACCCTGGTGCTTTCGGTTGGGATTACTCCGGGGAATCCGCTTGACAAGACAGGCTTTCCCAGCTAAAATGAAAATGAAGATGAAAGGAGAACTGATATGAGCCACACAAATCCTGGGGTGAAGTTTGTCCAGTCTAAAATGCACGTCGTGCAGGATAGACAAGGTACACTTTACCTCGCACAGGCAGACCAGCTTTTTTGGACCACCATCGAGGGGGAACTTCTCCCCCTCCAAGGGTATAAAGACCTGGGCTCGGTGGAGGGGCTGCTGAATAAACTTGCCCAGTATCGGCACGCGAGTAAGATACTGCTAGGCCAAACCCAGAACACGTTGTTGAATAACCTGGAACTTTTTAAGGAGATAGAATGATAGGAAAGATAGATGAAATGCTAGAGAGGCTGAGGGAGGAAACCCTCCCAGATGTGGGAGTCCCTCGCCCAATGCTAGCCACGGCGCTGGAAGACAAAGACCTGGATGGATTGCAATACCCACTCCTCGGGAGTCCCAAGATAGATGGCTACCGTGGGCTCTTCTGGAAAGGGAAAATCTACGCGAGGAGTGGAAAGCTCCATCCCTGTCCAGCCGTGCAGGCACTGGGCAAGAAAATGCGGGAGGCAGGACTCCCTGACCTGGATGGGGAGCTGATAGTTCCCGGGGAGAGTTTCAACACCGGGGGAGGAAAGCTCCGGAGGCTGGACTACACCGGCCCGGTAGGATTCCTGGTCTATGACCTCCTCAACGACGGGCTACCTTTTTTAAACCGGTGGGAACTTTACTCCCATCTGGAAAAAATCCCTGGCCTGGAGTATGTAACCCAGGTCTGGCTGGAAAACAAAACCCAGCTCTTGGATTTTGAAAATGCCTGTCTTGCGGGAGGGTTCGAGGGGGTTGTGGTGCGCAAGCCAAGTGCCCTCTACAAGCATGGCAGGGGAACTCTCCGCGACCAGATAATGCTCAAGCTCAAGCGTTTTCACACGGCGGAGGCTAGGGTGCTGGAACTTCTCCCCCGGATGCACAACGAGAACCCACAGGAAACCAGCCCGCTGGGGTATGCCGAGAGAAGCTCAGCCAAGGAGGGACTCTTGGAAACCAACATCCTAGGAAGGATAAAAGTCCAGGGACTCAATGGCCCCTACCAGGGGCAGGTCTTCCACATCGGCACCTTTGATGGCCTGACCGAGGATGACAAGATTCAGGAGCTCAGAAATCAGACCCTCTTGGGCAAGGTGATAACTTATAAGTATTTCCCTACCGGGGCGAAAGACAGACCACGGCATCCCGTGTATCTCTGTGAGCGACCGTACTGGGATAGAGAGGAAGAACAGGATGACAGAGAAAATTGAAGTCAAACGCTATACGAAGTATGAGATAGACCCAAATGCCAAAACCTTTCAGGATTGGAACTTTTACTGGAAGGATGGAAATAGGGATTATCAATATAAAATCTTTCAGCACCTCAACCAGGAGCCTCCACGTACAAGTCCAGTGCCAAAGCTCAACTCCTGGTGGGTGTGCTCCAAGGATGTCCTCGCGAAGATTGTGGCAGAGACCGATGGCTTTTGGGTTCTTGTTGGGGCAAGTCCCTGGGAGCCCCACCGCCTCACAACTATCTGGGAGAGGAAACACTATGAAACCCGAATGCTGTTTCAGTGTCCAGACACCAGAAAGGCCACGGAGCTCAAGCACAACCTCACCAGAAGTTCTCAGTGGAAACCCAGCATTTTCCAAATTGTGTCCGATATGAGTTATAACCTCCAGGAGGAATCCGACCCAGAGGACTGGGAGAACTTCCGCTTTGGGGTGTGCTGGCCAGGGAGGTTCTGTTGGCTCAAACCAGGTAAAGACCAGCTCCGAGGGGTGTGGAATGACTGGGAGGTTCTCAGCCAGAATGTTCAGGACGAAACCCCGGAAGAAAGAGAAGACCGTCTGCAATGGGCGATGGTCAAGATGCAATGTAAATGAAAGGAGAGAAACTTATGAGTGCTATGGATAGAACCATCTTAATTGAAAAGGCAGAGAGAATTGTCAACCAAGACAGGAACACCCGTTATGGAGGGCCGGAGGAATCCTTCTCCACCATTGCAAGGTTCTGGTCGGTGTTTCTTGGAACAGAAATTAGTCCCCTCCAGGTGGCCGGGTGTATGATACTACTCAAGTTGGCCCGCCTGAAAAAGACCCCGACCCACGAGGACTCTGTGGTGGATGGGATAGGGTATTTTGCCTGTATGGCAGATTTTTTGAGGGAATCTCCCAAGAACCTAGTCAAGGAATACTTCAGCAAGAACCCTATAACGGAGGTGGATGATGGAAAATAAAACTAATCGGGTAGCACCCAGGGACCTCCTTGAGCGTGCCCTGGCCAGTCCCAACGGGGTGAGAATTTTCTTCCTCACTCAGGAGGAGGCGGTCTCTATGCGGAACAGAATGAATGCTGTCAAAACCGAGGACAGGAAAAAGAACAACAAGGTCTATGCCCCAACCGACCCGAGCTACAACTCCACGCCCTATGATGACCTGGCTATTGTTATCAAGTCAGGACTTCTGTCCACTCAGGGTGAGGCCAAGACCCTCTTGGAGAGGGGAGGTTTTCCCTCGCAGTGCCCGGGGAGCTGGTTGTATGTTCTTCCTAGCGGGGCATCTGACCAGGCCTTTATTGTGGAAGAGCTCTAAACAAGGGGCTTTCCAATGGAAGTGAGATGGCTCAGTTTCCACCCACGCCCAGCAAATCAGAGTTGATTTTCCTGAGGTCTGAGCCATCTCCCGCGCCGTCAAAAATATTTGTGCCAGAACAGCACATTTATATTGACAAGCCGGGTTTTTAACATTATATTGATTTTGTAATCGGGCGGGAAGTCCAAGCAAGACCCCCATTCCAGAGAATCTCTTTGCAGGGCCTCCCTCCCACCTCATCAACTCATTACCACTGAAAGGATAAAACTATGGTAAACTTTACAGCCGAAACACCGAGAAAGAATTTCACGATTGCAGACAAAGCGTTCACTTGTCCTCAGCCGTTCGCCGCAGGTCACGTCTTGACAGACAACGAAGCCGCTGTTATGAATCAGGTTCTGTCTGAAAACGTCCGTAATAACATTGCTCCGAAAATTAAAAAGGGAGAAGAAGTAAGTCAGGAAATCATTGACAAATACGTTGCTGGTTACGAGTTCGGGATTAGAAGTATCTCCACCTCTGACCCGGTTCAGAAGGAAATCCGCCGTATTGCAGAAGATGCCCTGGGTAAGAAACTGGCTTCGAAAGGTATGTCCAAGGCTAAACTTACAAAAGAACAGTATGGCGAAATGGTTGACAGTATCATTCAGAACAACTACGATGCTCTCTACAATCGCGCAATCCAGGTTATTGAAATCCGTGCAGCAAGCTTGGATTTGGAGGCCTAATAAATGTCGGGCAGTGGAATCAAGTCCCAGATTCTCCTTGTTGAATCTTGCCTTGCCACTGCCCTCCAACATCCCTGGGGTATCCGTATTTGGGTAGGGAATGACCAAAAGTTCAAAAGACTTTTCTATCAGGTTCGGAAAGGAAATCCACAGTTTGAGTGTCTTTCCCTCCTCACCACGACTACCTCGGGGGAATTTTTAATTTTCAAAGAAACGGAGGCCCAGGATGGCTCAAGAGTGGAAGAAACTTACGATTAGACTCCGCCCTGAAACCCACGTTATGATGAACAAGCTTAGCAAAGCTGAGCCGGCAGTAGTCATTCGGGGGATGATAGAGCGCTGGGTCGGGAAAATGATAGAACAGAAAAACTTGGAGGAAAGAGTGCAGAGAAACCTATCTATTGAAAAAGGAGACCAGGATGGTAGATAATGTAAACCAGGAAGAAAACCCTATAGCCGAGGCGGATAAGGAATCTGTTGACCGGCTGTTTAATAAAGACCCGCAGTTTTTAACCCAGGAAGACCTGGCGAAGATTGTTGAGCGCCTCCGGGCGAACAGAGGAACCTGGCTCAAGAAAGAGAAGAAGAGCCCAGGCACCTCCCGAGGGGGGAAGAAAGTCCTCGAGAAAGCAGAGATGCAAGCCCTCTTGGCAGATTTGAAACTCTAAGAAAGGAGAAAAGCAGAATGACCGACGAAAACACAGAAGAAAATTCTATCCCTGTGAACAAGGCCTTCTCCCAGAACAACCCCTATCTCCAGCTGGTCTGGGATGCCACTTCCCTGGGAACTTTCAAGGAATGTCCTCGGAAATATTACTACCAGGTCATCCGTGGCTACACTACAAAGAAGACTGCCCTTGCATTGGACTTCGGGATTGCCCTGCACGAGGGGCTTGAGAGCTTCTACCGCCGGCAGGACAAGGGGCTGGATTTTGAGTCCAACGTTCTGGCCACCGTGGAACAGCTTATGAAACATCCACTCCGCCAGAACATTGATTCCTACGAAGACCCGCTGAGAAATTCCAAGTCCCTAGTAGCCCTGACCCTGGCTTATCTGGACAACTACCAGAACGACCCACAGGCCACCAAGAAATTCGGGGATGGAACCCTGGGTGTGGAACTTCATTTCCAGTTTGAGTCCAACCTGAAATCCTGTTCTGGTGAGATGTTCTCCTTTGCAGGTCATATAGACCGTCTTGTGGAATCCAAGCACGGTCTGGGAGTTTTTGTGCTCGACCACAAGACAACTGGGATGGCTCTAACAGACCATTATTTTTCCCAATACAATCCTGACACGCAGATGACCCTCTACACCATCGCCGGAGAGGTTTGTTATTCAACCCCTCTCAACGGAGTGATAGTGGATGCCATCAATGTCAAGACAGGGGAGTTCGCAAGGCAGATGACCCTACGCTCCAAGGAGTATTGCAACGAGTGGCTGGAGGAACAACGCCTTTGGCTTACCCTGGCAGAGTTCTTCGCCACCAAAGGCCAATGGCCTCAAAACGATAAGAGTTGTAACAAATACTCTGGGTGTCCATTCAAGTCTGTGTGCACGGCACCTCGAGGACTTCGAGCGCAGATTCTCAAGGAAGATTTCACGAAGAGAGTCTGGGACCCCACCCAAATTAGAGGAGGAGATTAAATGACCCGAGATTGGATTTTTTGGTTAGCTTTTTTCATAATGTTCATCCTAGGTAGGGAGATAGTAAGATGGCTGTAGTAATATCTTTCAAGTTTGAGAAACTTCCAAACAACCCAGCAGTGGTAACTTCCGTGAAATGCACTGGTGAAGGCAACCTCCCAGAGTATGCAACAGCCCTGTATCTGTTCCGTTCAGTTCCAGGTTTTCGGGAGGAAGTCTGCAAGGGCCTTCCCGAGGAAGCCATCCAAGCCCTAGACAATTTTGATTTTAAAGAGAGTGATGTTATAAATTTAGGAGAGCGCAAATGCCTACATTAGAAACCTACAAAACAGAGAAACCGATTAAGCTCCTTTTAATGGGGGACACAGGCACAGGAAAAACCGGTGCCCTGGCAAGTCTTGCCAACGCAGGGTATAGACTTCACATCCTGGACTACGACAACGGGCTGGATATTCTGTCCACCTCAGTTGACCCGGACAAGCTCAAGAATATTGAGTATGAAACCCTGACGGAGAAAAAGAAGGCGGTCAACGGGACAGTCCTCATCCAAGGCACCCCTAAGGGGTTTTCCAAAGGCCTGGCACTTCTCACCGAATGGAGCCAGAAATATACCTCCCTCGAGGACATTATCGTGATAGATTCCCTGACGTTTATGTCTGACGCGGCACTGGAGCACGTCCTTGCAGGAAACGGCCACACAGGCAAACAGCCGGAAATTCAAGAGTGGGGCCTGGCGATGTCCCTTATCGAGGATGTTCTTTCAATCCTCTACTCCACCGACGTCCAGTGCAATGTGGTAATCAACAGCCATATTAAATACATCCAGGATGAGGGCACTGGCTTAGTCAAGGCTCAGATAAACACCCTCGGCTCTAAGCTCCCTCCCAAAGTTGGCAGGTATTTCAATCATATGCTCTGTGCAGGATTCCAGGGTTCCAAGCGGGTGCTCTTCACCAAGGCCACGCCGCTGATGGGACTGAAAAGTCCGAACCCAGGAAAGGTCAAGGACATCTACCCTCAGGCGGATGGCTTGGCCAGCTACTTTAAAGATGTTAAGGCCTAGCGTCTGTGGCCTAGCATCTTTAGGACAGGGGCTTGCTTTTCTCCTCCATTCCTCCGAAGTCCCTGTCCGCCTACTCCAATGTCCCTTCAAGTCAAAAGTCCTGAGTCCCAAGGCAAATCTTGACTCCTGACTCTTGACTGTTGACTTTCCTGGGGCACCTCGAAAACAACTAGACAAACTTTTTATTTAGTTTTAATTTTAACTTAACTCTTCTGAAAGGAAAAATCTATGACAAACTTTATGCACCTGCTTGACAAAAAAGTATCTGAAACCGAACGTCCGAAACCCTTGCCGGTAGGCGCCTATGATATGGTTATCACTGGCTACACCACAGGCACCAGCCAGCAGAAACAAACTCCGTATGTAGAATTTGCGCTCAAGGTTCTGTCCCCTCGTGATGATGTAGACCCGGAAGAATGGGCACAGGTAAAGAACCCGACCGAGGCAAAGTTGAAAACCCAGTTCTACCTCACAGAGGATTCTATGTGGCGTCTTCAGGACTTCTTGGCCAAAGCCGGTTTTGACACATCTTCTGATATGTCTTACGCCGAAATGTTGGCTGAGTGTGCAGGCAGAAACGTCATCGGCATTGTGTCGCATAGACAATCCCAGGATGGCGAATCAGTATTCCCTGAAGTTCGCAAGTTCCTGAGTCAGGACTAACCACCTAAATAGTAGGGAGTGGGAGGTTATTTGACCTTTTCTCTCCCTACTTTCCATCCAACCCTTTTATCCCGGAGCTCCCTATGGAAATTGAACTCAATTCTATTCACATTCGCCCAGAGCGCCAACGTAAAGACCTTGGGGACTTAACAGACCTCAAGGTTTCACTGCTTCAAGTTGGCCTAATAAACCCTGTTGTTATTGAACAAGACCCGGATGATGGCCTGTTCTATCTCATCGCTGGAGAGAGAAGATATACCGCTTGGAGCCAGCTGGCCTCCGAGGGTAAACTTCCCTCCACCATCAAGTGTACCCTCTTTACCAATCTCGACCCCTCTACCCGCCACGTTATAGAACTCGAGGAGAACATCAAGAGAAAAGACCTCACTTGGCAGGAAAAGGCCAAGGCCATCGACGAGCTGTTCTATCTCCGCAAGTTCTCCACGAACATCGAGCTGGCGGAGTTTCTCGGCCTTTCCGAGGGGTTCATCTCAAAGAACCGTGTGGTCTGGGCTAACATTGACAATCCCAAGGTTGCAGGGGCAGACACCTTGGTAAGTGCCTATACTATCTGCCGGCGGGAGAGCGAGCGACTCCTTTCCAACATCCGCTCGGATATGGACCAGTTTGTTATTGATATGATGGAGGAATCTGAAAATGGAACAGAACAAGGAAGAACTAACCCAGTGGGAACAGGAATCCGCGGCACGGATGGGAATGTCCCTAGAAACCTACCGCAACTGGAAACAACGTCAGCTGGAGTATCTCAAAGCCCAGAGCAAACTTCGCCAACAGACCCATTCCCAAACACCCAAATCATCTGTGCAAACTTCCCCATCTGGGCAGATTCCTACAGCGGGCCAAAGTTCAACCTCCTGCACTTGGATTTCCCCTATGGTATCAACCATCAGAAAAGTGAGCAAGGCAATACAAAGAATTTTGACCATTACGAGGATACTCCGGAAATTTACCAATCGCTAGTCGAGGCCCTGGTAAGGAACTCTGAAAAACTCCTTTCTCCCTCCTGCCATATCATCTGCTGGCTGAGCCTTAACTTCCAAGAGTGGACAAAAGCCCAGTTCAAGTCCATCGGTTTTGAATGCCTAGCCCAGCCCTTTATTTGGTATAAGTCTGATAATAAAGGCATCATAGCCGACACGATGTGCGGAATGAGGAATGTTGGAGAATACGCCCTGGTATTTGTTCGGGAGAGAAGACCGGTGGTCAAGAACATCTCGAACATCTTCCCACACCCCTGCACCAAGAAGTTCCACGTGAGTGAGAAACCCCTCGCAATGGAGCGGCAATTGATGAGTGCGTTCTGTGATGGGAACACTCGCCTTCTCGACCCGACGTGTGGCAGTGGCACAGCAATTATGGCCTCGCTGGGCTATGGTGTGGAACAGGCCCTGGGATTGGAAATTGACCCAGAAATTGCGGCCAAGGCTCAAGCCTGGCTTCACGACGAGAAGATTGCTGAAAATTCAACAAACTTGGATATTGATTTGGAGATAGACCTATGATGAAAAGAGGAAGTTATTTCACAACAGTATGGAGAGGTGGGGACTTTAAAGAGTCCCCGGTAGAGGTCAATGTAAAGTGGACTCAGGATGCCACTGGGGAACTCACCCTGGACTCCGGCCCTGTGGACCTGACCCCCTCCGAGGCCCAGCGCATAGGGGAGAACATCCTTTCCAGCCTGTCCAATGGAACCCTATCCTGGGAGCCGTGTGATGACTAAGCTGGTAGTTGTAACAGAGTTCCCTGGCAAGACCGACCTTGTTACAGGAAGACTCCTCTCCGGGGAAACAGGGAGGATTTTCTGGGATATCTGCTCCCAGGCAGGAATCCAGCCTTCCGACCTGGAAATAATCCCCGTCCTCACCCAGCGCCCTGGTAGTGGAAAGATTGAGGAGTTCTGCCTGACTAAAAAGGAGGCTGAAAGTCAATCCCAGGAGCTTTTCGGAAAACCCTATTCCAGGGGCTATATCAAAAGTGGTAAATACCTGGCCCCCTCCAAACTTCCTCAGGTCGAGGCCTGTCTTTCTCGCATCCGAGAGCTCAAGCCGAACCTCTGCCTCTGTCTTGGTGCCTTTTCTACCTGGGCGTTGATGGATACCTGTAAGTTCACTGCAATCAGGGGAACTTGTATGGAGTCCACCCTTGTGCCGGGCCTCAAAGTCCTGCCTACCTACCACCCAGTTACTATCATCCGAGACTATTCTCAAAAAGTAATTGCCGGGGCTGACCTCCTCAAGGCAGCAAGGGAAATGGAGTTCCCTGAAATCAACCGCCCGAAGAGGGAAGTGTGGATTCCAGAGACGAAAGAGGACTTGGCGGAATGTAGGAAGTTGCTCAATGAAAGGAGCCGTCTCACCCTCGACATAGAAACCAAGGACGGGCAAATCACTTGCGTAGGGTTTGGGATTTCCCCCTCCCTGGCCATCACTATCCCCTTTACCGATAGTCGCAAAGAGGATTGGAACTATTGGAGTTTCCTCGATGAGCTTTCCGCCTGGGCACTTGTCCGGGACATCTGTCAGAACCCCTCCATCGAGAAAGTCCTCCAAAACGGAGTGTATGACATTCAATACCTCTGGCGGGTTATGAACATCAAGACCCTCGGCTTTCGGGACGACACTATGATAATGCACCATTGCCTCTATGAGGAACTTCCCAAGTCCCTTGGCTTTATGGGCAGTATTTACACTAACGAAGCCTCGTGGAAACTTATGAGGCGATTTGAAGAAAAGGACCTGAAATAATGGGAGAGCTTTTTATTGATTTCCTCCTGGCAATATTTTGGGTATTGCTGGTTATAACTAGTTTGATTCACCTTGACAACCTGGGAGAGTTCAGTGAGAGATACAATTCAAGCAGACAGACAGATAGCGAAACTTCTGAAACCGGAGAGGAAAAGTGAGTTCTTTTCCCCTGGAAGTGTATGGGCACATAGGGTTAATGGTCATTGGGAGCTAGTTTATCTTCATTCCCTGACCTCTCGCCTTATCAGAAACTCTTCCCGCGAGGTAGATTTCTATACCCCATTCGGCCTGGAGCATCTTCCCCGAGAGAAGTTTCTTTCCCTCTTCACCCCTGTGGGTTGGGCGCGAGTGAAATTTGAAGGGCTTGCATCCCTGGATAACATCCGCCCCGAGGTTCCACCAATCCACATCCCGGAAAACCTAATCTCAGGGGCTTGACAAACTGTCCCGCCGGAATTATTATGAAAGAAAACTGGAGGGTTTTAAAATGAAGAGAGTTATTCTTTCTGAGTCCAAGCATTTCCTCGGTTGGGCTGTTGTGCCCAGTCCTGGAGAACCAACCCGATGGGGACTAGTTCCCCGGGCCCAGAAGGCAAAACTCCTTTCCTGGCTACTTCGCCACTCCTCTCTCCAGCTTTCTTTCCCTCGGGACGGTTGGGATGGGCTTAGCACCTCCGAGGCCCTGACCTATTACAAGCTCAGACTTCAACTTCAGAAGATTGAACTTCACACCCAGTCCCTTAATTTGAACAACCTAAAAGCTGAGAGGAGTCGCTAGACCTATGTTAAAATTCAAGACAGAGAGCTTCGTGCCAGATGACGAGGCTACTAACCTGTGGGTATACAATGGACTTGACTGTTGTCTTACCTATGAAATCTGGGAAAAACTTAAAACACAGTTTAACACCAACACAGCCGCCATTTACAAGTGGGAGTTTAGCTCTCAGGCCGTGGCCCTGGAAATGATGTTTCGAGGGTTCCTCGTTGACCGTCAAAAGGTACACTCCAAGATAGAGGAACTTGAGCAGGACTACAACTATTACCAGGCCAAATTGAATATCCTGGCCAATGCTGTGTGGGATAAAGACCTTAATCCAAATTCCCCAGCTCAACTCAAGGAGTTCTTCTACGAGGCCTTGGGTTGTGCCCCTGTAATGTTCCGAGGCAAGGTTACCACCGACCGTAGTGCAATGGAGAAACTTATCGACTCCTATCTCTACGCCCGTCCGCTGTGCAAGTTGGTTCTTATTCTCCACGACCTAGGGAAACTTCTTTCCGTCCTCCGCACGGAGATAGACCCGGATGGTAGAATCCGGTGTTCCTATTCCGTGGCCGGCACAGAAACCGGACGTTGGAACTCCAGCACCTCCGCCCTCGGCACAGGAACAAATCTCCAAAACATAACAAACTCCCTCCGAGAAATCTTCGTCGCCGACCCGGGAATGAAAATTGCCTACATTGACCTCCAGGCCGCGGAGTCCAAGGCCGTAGGGTATATCACCGGGGATGAGAACTATATCAAGGCGTGTGATGAGGGAGATGCCCATACCGTCGTAGCTCGACTTGTCTGGCACGACCTGCCGTGGACAGGGGACATTAAAAAGGACAAGGAGATTGCCTCCAACACCCCCTTTTATAGAGAATTATCTATCAGGGATATGGCAAAAAAGGGAGGCCACGGTACAAACTACTTCGGCACTCCTCCAACAATGGCAGGGCATCTTCATATGCCAACCCCTATTATTGAAGAGTTCCAGCAGAAATATTTTGAAAAATTCCCTGGCATTCCACGTTGGCATAAGAGGGTGATTCAATCCGTCCAGTTTGAGCGAAAGGTTACCACCTGCTATGGTCGTGAGCGAATTTTCTTTTCCCGCCCAGACGAACCTGCAACCTGGCGTGAGGCCATTGCGTACGAACCTCAAAGCACCATCGCCGATACCCTGAACTTTGCGGCGTGGAAGGTGCAAAAGAAATTCCAGGGACACGATGTCCAGCTCATCGCTCAAGTTCACGATGCTATTGTCGTGCAGTATCCTGAGGACCGAGAGGATGAGCTCTTACCTCAAATCCTGAAGGAGATGATATTCCCAGTCCCAATCGATGGGCGAACTATGATTATCGGCGTGGATGCTGAGGTTGGATGGAATTGGGCTCACTTTGACAAGAAGAACCCGGAAAAGAACCCAGATGGTGTAAGAAAGTATAAAGGCAATGACGAAAGAAAACGTAGACATTTTCCCGAGAACAACATTCTCAACTGGAAACCTAATAGATGAGTTTGTTCAGGACACCCGGGGAACTGAATCTCCAGAGCTTTTCCGTCGCTGGGCCGCTATCGCTATGGTAGCCGGCCTTCTTCAGCGTCGGGTCTGGTGTGATATTGGCAAGGGGAAACTCTTTGCCAACCAGTATATTCTACTGGTAAGCCCTCCCGGCGTGGGTAAGTCCATCGTGCTGAAAAGAGTAGAGGAGCTCTGGAAACTTTCCGAAAAGATTTTCATTGGGGATGAAACTACAACCATCCCCGGGCTTCTGGATTTTATGCAGGACTGCTCCAGTCCAGTATCAGGCCCCTTCGGGGAAACCCTGGTAACCCACCCCCTTTCCGTCGCCCCTCGCGAGTATGGAACCTATATGAAGGCCTATGACCTAAGCGTCCTGAACGTCCTCAATGACTTCTGGGATTGCCCAAGTTCCTTCTCCGAGATGACTCGTGGTGGTGGTAAGAACACCCTGGATTTCCCAGTCCTAAATCTCATCTCCGGAACCCAGCCAAGTTTCCTCAACAACGTTCTGCCTGAGGAGGCTTGGTCTCTCGGGTTCTGTTCCCGTCTGGTTCTTTGCTATGATTGGAGGGCGGAGGTTCTCCGCACCAGAGACAGATTGAACCTCCCTGAGTTCCCCCTATCCAAGTACCGCCCAGCAGTGGAGGCCCTTGTGGGCATCCAGGGCCAAATGACTTTCACCGAGGAGGCTCTTGACTTCCTGGACACCTGGATAATAGATGAGAAGATGGCACCCGTGCCCTACCACCCACGCTTGGCATCCTACGTCGCCCGTCGCCCTGTGCACTGGCTTAAAATAGCTATGTGCCTCGCGGCCGCACAGGGAACCCTCCTCATCACCCAGCCTATCCTGGCTCTTGCCAAGGAGTGGCTCCTGGAACTCGAGACCAATATGCCTGAAATCTTCCGAGATATGAGTAAGGAATCCGACAAGGATGTTATGGATGAAATCAAGCTGGCCATTGTCCGAATGACCCTCCGCACGCCGGTATTCCCAGAACGTAAGCTTGTCCAAATCCTCACCACAAAAATCCCGACCCACAGGATTTCCTACTTTATCGACACCCTGCTCAACGCCGGGTACATCGAGGAAACAGAAGCCCCAAAAGGCTCAATCAACGCCCTAGGCCAGAGAGGTTTTCGCCACTTCAAGGCCGGGGTAGATTTAAACAAACCTATGTAAAGGAGAACACCTATGATAGAAATTCACATCGAGGATGGACTTGGGGTTTCCGAGAACCCGGAGAACACCCTAGCCCAGCCATCCTACCGCCACTTTAGTCCGGAAGAAATCCAGGCCTATGCCCGCGCGTGTAAGCCAGGGGTTTCCCTCCCTGACATCCTGAGTGCCATATCCCACGAGGCCCTGTCCTGCCGGGAGCTCTACTTTCAAAAAGGCAAGGACGCCCTCTGCCTATCCTTCGTCCGCCTGGTATTTTGGCTTCAGCTGTTGAATACGAAAGCCCTGGTTGAGGGTGGTCTTACAGAGGAAATGGTGCACCGGCAAATTGCGGATTTTTGGAATAATAAACGGGATTTTTAAACGGCGTAATGGCGGTTTGTTTTGCCGGTTTTGGGCAATAAATTAACGGGAGGTAAAGTTGTGCCTCCCGTTTCTTTTTGCATTTGTGCGGGAAATTTCCGAGCCGTCCCATATCCCAATGAAGTGAGCCGTCCCACTCTCCCATCACAATCCCAGTTCCCCGGCTGTGGTTCCCCAGACCCCATAATAATCCACATTCCTCTGCAGGGGTGTGAGTTGCCGGTTCTCAATTCGGGTCTGCGCGCTGTTCACCATATTCCCCACATCCACCCCGTCGAGGAGAGCCCTCTGCACAATGGTAAACATTAGCCTACCGTCCCCGCTTTCCAAAGCATCCGTGAAGACCTCCGCATAGCTCTGCGTAAGCTTAGCCCGCTTGTCTTTATCCCTCCAGATTTCATTTGAAATCTTAAAGGCTTGGTCCACCCTCGTAGGAGTGATGTTGAAATACTGATATGCCAGGCTTTCCAGCGGTGTGAGGTCAGCAATCTTAGTTCCGGTACTCGCGTAGAGGGTATCATTGACCACCTGGGTTGTCCTATAGAGCATCTTTGGACTGAGCGCCCTCATCATACCCTGTCGAAAACCTCTATCCCCGGCAGGATTCTGTCCCGTCGTGGCGTAGTAGTCAATACCTGAGTCCAGGCCGTTCCAAAGGGCCTTGAGCCTCTGTCCCCAGACAAAGCCCATAAAGCGCTGGGTTTCCTCGCCCGGGTCACGGAATGGGCTATTTACTTGGGACTGCAGGGAGAATCCAAATGCCCCAGGGATACCGTAGAGGAGAAAATTACTTTCCGCTCCATTCCCCCACCTGTCATACAGCAGATTACTCATCTTGTCATCTGCCGCCCACTCGGTGAATCTTTCCAGGGTAGCCCCTATCTCCGAGCTCCCCATACCACCAAGCAGGGAGGTTGCCAGGTTACTATACATATAGGGTTTCCAGGCCCCATACCGCAACCCTGCATCGAGGTATTGCATTTGCCAGCCCACGTAGTGCATAGTCCAGTTTTTGAACAGACCCCAGGCCTGACCAACCGGCCCTTGCAGCACGCGAGCCCTATCACTAGCCGCGAATTGGAACATAGTGTTTTCTGTAAACTTCTTAGCCCCGAGGTACACCTGCTCCTTGGTTATCATCCCGGCCTTGGCCATTGAGTTAAAGAGCTTATACCCCACGGTCATAGCATATCCACGGGATGCCTGTTCTGAGAACGTCGGGAGCATAGTGGCCATATTCCTGAGCATCCCGGAGTAGTCTCCCTTTTTCAGGGAGTCTGCCAGGCCTTGACCTAGCCCGGAGTTCTCCCCGATATAGCTTTCAATGAACCTCGGGCTCAGTGCCCCATCCCGCACCATCTGCTCCATAAATTCCGAGAACCCTTGTTCCACTTTCGGGTTGCCCATAAGTTTCAGGCTCTCCCACATAATTTTGAGCGGACTCAGAGTATTCGCGACCATTCCCTTACCACTTTTGGCAATGAGGGGAACTCCGTCATATGCCCACTGGAGAGCCTGCGGGCATTCCCTGAGAAGGGCCAACTGCGGCAGCACTGTGGTGATGGGTTGCAGGATGTTGGCCAGCGCATAGGCCAGGTTTCCAAAACCCAAATCCAGGTGTGCACTCGCCGTGTTGATACTGCGGACAATCCTACTCGCGGAGTCCGTCCCAAGCACTGGTGCCAGGATGCTATCCGTGGTTTTATTGACCAGTTGGCTAAACACCCCCTGTTCTCCCTTGAGCACACTCAGGGTATCCTGCAGCATCACTGCTGTTCTAGGGTCATCAATGCCCAGCGTGGCGATGTCCTTGGCCAGCACCCTGTCATTGATTTCATTAGCTAGCCAAATGTATTTGTTTTCCAGGGAGTAGCTCAGATTTTCAATGAGGTCTTCCGCAGTGCGTGCCCTGTTGTAACCTCCCACCCCAGACCGCGGAAAGAAAAAGCTAGATTTCGCCACATCTGGGTGAGCCCCCGCATACTGGGCTGCAAAGTTATTAGCCAGGGCAAAGTCATCCGTGCCGGAGAGAAGTTTCTCCTGCCTGAGGTCCAGGGCCCTGTCTTTCATCCAGAACTCCCCAAGCCTCCAGTTCCCACCGTTTTCCTTAGCCTTGTCAATGACCCCCTTAGCCATTTTCTGCACAGCCTTTTTATTGTCCCCACTCACGATGTAAACCAGGTTCCCCTTGTCGTTGAGGATGGCCTGCCTTAGGGAGCCTTGCCAATAGTGGCTAATCCCATAGTGGCCTTTTCTCAGCGGGAACATCTTAGCATCAGGAATGTGGAGTTTCCCTGCACTGGTGGTGAGTTCCTGAATAGCCTTATCGTGGAGAGTATTCAGCGCGCGGAGGGTATCCAGCCCGTCGGCACCTAGAGCATTAACCAGCTCCGGCCGAATGAGCACATCACTGAAAGGAATCTCATCATCTATGACCTTGAGCAGGGTGTCAAACCCCTGAGGGTTCTTCGTGGCAAGTTGCCTTACCATATTCGCGAAAGCCCTAGGGTCATCTCTCTTAATCCCCCCAGACACTACCTTAAAGAGGGAGTCCTCCCCAACCTGCGGCCGACCATAGACAAGTTCCTGAGCCTTTCTCCGTGCGTTGTCCCGAGTGTTCTGCGCCACCGCATAGATTTTCCTGGCCAGCGGGGAGTTCTTAAATTTAAAGGCCGTGGGGTAGAAATTTCTCTTTGCAAAGCTAGCCACATTGCCTATCAATTCCGAGTCCTCAATCGCACCCCAGCCAAGTTTTCGGGCAATATTCTTAGCTCCTTGAAACCCTTTGGCCTCCGCGAGGGATGGAATATCAGTGCCATCGCCTAGGGTATCCGAGAATCTCAGTGCCCTATCCAGCACGGCATCGGAGTCCCCAATCCCCTTATAAACAGTCTCCGGGTCTCTCCAGGCATCAGAGTTAGAAATCTTGAGGAGGTTCCCCTGCTCAGGGATAAAGTGTGCAGGGTCATCTGTTTTGGCCACAAACCAGTTACCCTCTTTTCCTGTTTTTCTGGCGATGACGTAGAGCCCATCTTTTTCCTTTCCGAGCCTCCAGCCATTACCCACCTCGGCGAGGTTCCCCTGGATGGTATTGTCCAGTCGAGTGATGGCCTTTTTCCCCTGAGCGCTAACCAACCGAGGAAATTGCACATATTCTAGCCAGTCCTCCGTAAGGGTGCCATTACCCTTCAGTTCCCCTACTGTGCGCTCCAGCTCACTTAAACTCTTAAACCCGATTTCTTTATTAGGAGAGAACGCCCGGCTTCTCACAGAGCTTGTCCCTCGGAGCACTGAGTTCAGAGCTTTCCACTTTTCACTTCCCTCCAGTTCTCCAATCATATGGTCTCGAGACTCTTCTCGAATCCTGCGTTCCAGGCCCAGAATGGTATTATTTAGCTCCCCCTCTAGCTCCGGTTCCACAGTGCCTACTTTCGCTCGAGCATTACGGAGATTCTGTTGCCAGGAATTTTTACTCGAGATGTCTGCAAATTGCTTAGGCACACGGACGCGTTTTCCTCCTGAGGCAATCCACCCTAGACCACCTGCCAGCACACCCCCTGCACCAATATCCACCAGTGCCTCCGTGGCGCGCTCGCCAAGGGAACCTCCCTCCCATTCCGGGTTTGCGGTTTGGAGTCCCAGACCTATGGCCTGGCGTCCCACCTCTATCGGAGCAAGCAAGGCGGCTTCACTTCCCAGCCGAGAAAGAAACGGCGCCTTGGCAGTGTTCTCCACGCTTGCCAGTCCCCTAGCCCATTTCCCATAGCGCGTGCCCTTGGCCAGCACACTCGCCGCCTTGGCCGTCCCTGCCGCGAGAGGTGCCACCTGAGAAATAAACGCCGCCTTGGGATTCTCCGCCTCCCATTCCTGCACATCCTCGTCCGGATTATCTAGCCCAAAAAGGCCTAACGTAGAGTTCCACGTTAGGCTCTTAGCCAGATTCTCAAAATATTTCAGCTTATCTTCCATATCACTCTCCTTGAATCATCTGCAGACCCTGAATGTAGTAGTTCTGCATAAATGGAATTTGAGAATTCTTATCCTGGAGCAAGAGGCTTTGCTGTTGCGCCCTCTGCATTATCTTCTTCGGGGTCATCCTGCTGAGTTCCTTATCTGACATCTGGGCCAGGTCACTCAGTGCGGCATTCTGACCAAGGGTTCTTGCCTCGCCCTGTTTGTCCAGCTGTTCCCAGTGAATATTCCCGTTGGCATCCCGCCAGTAGGTTTTATTGCCCCCTAATGCACGAGGTTGCATAGCCTGCCATTTAGCCAGGGCCATATTGGCTTGTGCGAGGGCATTGCGTTGCCGCATCTCCTCCTTGGCGAATTCCTGAGCCACCTGCCATCTTTCCGCAGACGCCCGGGCTTCTTCCGTAGCATTCTTGGCATCCGTGACAGACTTGTTTCCCTCAGCCGTAATCCGGTTCATTTCATTCACAGCCTTGGAAAAGTCAGGGAGTTTCCCCGAAAAGTCCGCGTTGGCAAAACCTGCCGCAAGGACATCCCAGACATTATAGGGAGTCCCCTCATACTGAGGGGCTTTGACCTTAGAGGTGTCAATATCCCGCATCCCTAGGTTTATCTCCGGAAAGGGAATTCCCTGTCCACCCTGACCTTCAGTCACCATTCCAGCACCACCTCCAGGTCCGCCCTGGGCAAGGTAGGTTTCCAGCCAGGTTTTCTTCGGAGTGCCCTCCTTGTCTTCCCCAGCACCGAATAAACTCAGAATATAATCCCCGATACTTTCCCCTGTGTTCGCGGCCCAGGAAAGTCCAAATTCCCCCGCGTTCTGAGGATTTTCAGCAGCGTGGTAGATATAGTCCCCTGCAGCCACAGCAGCACCGAAAGGGTCAACAATCTGCTGGCCGGGGTAGGGCAACCTATCAGTGTTCCTATTGGGGAGTTCACTTCTGTCCTTAATTAGCCCCTCTTTTGCACCCTGCTTAGCAAGACCCTGATTGATGGCCTGAGCAACTTGCCGTCCCTGTTGAGCCAACTTATAGGGAAGACTATTCTCCACCCGGTTCTGAACCTCTTCCTGGGAGAGATATTCCCGTATTTGATTATCTAAAAAACTTGGAATTAAATCAACCATCTGTCATCTCCTTAACCACCTAGCCCAAAGATACTAGAAATCATCTTCAAATCCGAGCCCAGACCATTATATCCACCCTGAAGTCCTGCAACCCAAGGATTGGTTTGTTTATTGTAGGCTGCCTGGCTTGCGCCCATTGCGCTACCATAGGCCATAGCCAAATCCCACAGGTAATTGGTCTTGGCCATATCAGCCTGTTGCTGTTGATTGGCAGCATTGACGAGCAGGTTATTCGCCGCTGTGCCGGTGTTGAGGTAATTGCTAACAGAGTTGGCATCCGCACCAAGAAGTGCTGGGGTTTGTGCCCTCTGGTTCGCAATGTCTGCCGCAGCCTGAGCAACAATCTGATTTTCCAGGTTTTCCTGAACCCGCTCCCTGGTGAGGTAATCCCTACTTCCCCCATAAGCACCAGCATCAATAGCCGCACTTCTCGCCGCCGGGATGAGTTCATCTCGGGTCTGTTTAATCAGGTTATAGGTTTCACCCTCCAATTGCGGGGCGATACTTTCCGTAGCCTTTCTATAACCCAGGCCCAAGCTATTCGCAGCCTCGTTCCCCAGATACTGATTATATGCAGAGTCCCTCCCTGCAATCTGGTTTGCAAAATTTATATTCCCTGAAATACCCTGTTGAAGTTCTGGGATATAATCCACCCAGCCTTTTTGGGCTTCCGCATAGGCATCTCTAATCTGATTCCGAACCCCATTAAGCTCAGCCGCATAGGCAGCGTTCGCCTTGTTCTCGGATTTCGCGTTAGAGTGCCCTGTAATAGCACCAACAACACTACCCATTGTCAAACTCCTTTACACTAACTAGACAAACAATATTGTTAAACTTACTAAATCCCAGTGGACGGAATTTTAAAAGCCTGGCCATTTTGAGCGCCCGGAGGTTACTCACCGGGGTCAGGCCATAGAACTTCGGCACCCCCAGGATTTTCTTCGCCACAGGCAGAACTTCCCGACAAAACCTGAGGGCGTTCCAAACATCTACCCTGGGAAGGCAAGTCCAATGAGCCTCGGCCCTACCATTCCCCTGAAGGAAAAGAGCATAGCAGCCATATCTTCTCAGACAGAGCCACTTCACACCCAGCGAATCCAAGTCCACCTCAAATAGCCAGTTTGCTCTATCCTTGGGGACTGTATAAAACCCATCCACTGTCATTATCATAAACCCCTAGGTAAATCTTTCCATCCTTTTTAACCCTAATCTGGTCACCATCCACTGCAGGAGGCAGGCCATTCCTCGGCTTTCCTGCGTCCCAAATATACAACCCTAGATTTACCACTTGCGGGTTGGCCTGTTGGGCGCGGAGGTTCCCTACCACAATCGCAGCCCAAGAACGCCAGTCCTGATATTCCTCCGGACTTGGAAGGTTTGAAAAATCCGTCATCCTAGAGTCTCCCATTCATTTGCTGCCCGAAGAATTCCAGGGCAGATAGTTTCCAAATAGTTTCCGCGCCAACATCCTCAATGCGGATGCGGAAAAATCTCCCTGTAATCCTTGTCCAGCAAAGGTTGTCCAAATCACTGAGAGGGAACCAGTCAGTCCACTTAATCGGGTCCTCGAGGCGGTCTCTCCAGCCCAGCTTAATCTTCGCAGTGGAGGAGCCTGAGTTCTTCATCTCTGCATTGAAAGTGTCTATGTATTTATGCCCTCGGGTGTTGAGCTCAATATCCTTGCTTTCAATCCAGAGTTCTTGGTCTCCCTTATTAGTGGAAATCAACTGCCCATCAACGTAGACATTTCCTAAACCTGACACCATATCTTGCCTCCATAAGAAACTTGCCCATAGCCCTCGTAGGTCATCCCAATCTGCCCATCGGCATCCTCAGGTAGGGGAAGTTTGCCCTCAGCCTGGCCCTGATTAAGGGCATTCTTAAGGTCATCCACATAGAGCGTGCCGTCGCTCGAAACCCAGTATTGTTCCCAAGCACAGTATCTATCCCAATCGAGCAGTGTCCAGGTGTTATTCCCCAGGTTAAATCCAAAACAAAGCAGCTCGGCATTGTCATCACTTTGCACTGGGACGAAGAAAAAGACGTGCTGAAGGATTCCCCAGGCTGCGCAAAAACAACTTCCTGTGCGATTCAAGTCCAGGCGCTCATTCAACGTCGCACCAACTCGCTCGTTATCCACAAAGGTGATGCCGCTACCATCAGACACCCAAATCCCATTAGGCCCAAAGGCAAAGATACTCTTATTAGCCACGCAGATTGACCTGGAGTTCCAGCATCCTGCGCCTTTATACAACAGCCCATAGCTGAAAATATAAGGCCGAGAGATGTAGCTTACCTTGACAACCTCCCTATTCGTGCAGAGGAGCATAAAGTTATCCAGCGCAACACCACCAACCAGTTCCCCCTGGATGTCCCTGATAAACAGGTCGCCAGCCATATTTCCCTGTTCGGGAGTCCAGTAATCCGGGTTATCATCATCAGACCAGAGTACCGAATCTGCACAGACAGCCACCAGGAAATTCTTACACTTGAGCAGGAACTTAGGCACATAACCCCTAGCTGTGAAGTTTTCAACTTCCTGCATAGTGCTATAAGGCCAATACGCCGGGTTCTCTTCCTCCGTAGGTTCGCCGGTTTCATCCAGGATGTATTGATTGTCATCCCTAGGTTTCCACACCCAGAGCTTTTCCCCGTGAACAGCATAAACCCACTTACCAAACGGCTGAAAACTCCAATCCCCTGAGGCAACGTGTCCTTGAGGGGTTACATCAGTTATCTCCGCTGTGGTAAGTGAATAGGTTAGTACTGAACTGGTCGTGCCAAGGAAGATTAAATCACCAGCACCGCAAATAGCGTTTACAGGGACACCTGCTGACATCAACGGAATTTGCCCGGGCATAGGCTGGAGGGTTCTATCTATAAAGAGCACACCTCTCCCATCCTCCCAGAGAATAGGCTTCTGGTCGGGTAAGTCAGGCGTGTAGCCTGAAGCCAGCTCGTCAATTCGTACTAACCTTTCACTCATTTCTTTTCCTCTGGTTTGGTTAATTCTTTCACAAGGTTAACAGCTTTCTTCCCTTTGGCAATATCCTCTGGTGTGGCATTGCGCACGTTGAGGGCCAGGATAGCCAGCAGCTTTTTCAGCCAACCAGCACCTGGAATAAGGGCACAAAGAGCAGAACTACCAACCACCACACTACCAATAATAGTAGCAAGAGGCTCAAAGTTCTCAGAAACGTAACTAAAAAATTCATACATTCTAATCCTCCAGTTCAAAGTGGGGTTTATCAACGAGGGACTTCCACGTTCCACCCCAGGTTATATTAAGTCCTAGCTTCCCGGCACAGTAGCCCAGGTAGAAAGCCAGGACGTTCCAAGCATTAGAGTCAGAGTCAATCATTCCATCTCGGGTCTTGGGGCAAGGCCAGGGATAGAGGTCAACAGCCAGACCTTCGAGATGCTTAGACTTGAGAGTTTTACTCACCCCGGTGGCCACGTAGGCCTTCTGGGTTTCTTCAGTTCTCAGCCCCTCAATCACCGAGAAGTCCACATAGTGCAGGGCCTCGTGGATGAGGGCAACCAACCTGGGGTCAACGCCAACCAGTCGTTCCTGACTCTTCTGACTCAGCTTGTATGGTTCTTTTCTTCTCTGCATGGAATCGTTCAATCCTCTCAAAAATAGTAGCTTGGTCAATCTTGATTTGAGTCAGGGTATCGAGCATTTTGTTCTGATTCCCTATGAGTTTCTCAATCGCCTCATTTGTGGCATAGTGCTTGACCAAGCTAAGGTTAATCATTTGGATTTCCTTGCGCAGAGCAAAATACTGCGAAAGTATCCAACTAAGTAAAATTGCATTTAGCGACCAAATTATTTCCAAGTATCCTGGCATAGTTGTCTCCCTCTTTTATTCCAAAATAGTGGAAAAAGGCCTACCTGTCAAGATGGAATTGAGCAGAGTGTCAACCACCCGAAAACCCAGAACCCTGAGAAGAATTCCGCCAGAGCTGTGGAGCGATTAAACGGGGAGGGTAGGACATTTGCAACCCAGGGGGAAAGTTCAAACAGCGACCAACAAAAAGCATAGATGTTGGCGATGGGCAAACCTACAAGAAGCCACATAGGGTCGCGAAGTACGAGGGCCACTAAGAGCATTGGGCAGGAATATCTGAGGAACATATAGAGAAAATCATAGCAGAAATCGTAGGGTTTAGCACCAACCCTAGAGTAGAGCCAATCCAAGGGAAAATGATACCATCTCTCTTTATACCGTTCCACCGTCTTAGAGTCAGGTTCCCCTCCTCTGCCAAGGTCAAAACAGCATCCGTGTCCACGAGACCAAAACTGAAATTGTAACCAAAGGAGTATTGGAATTCCCCAGGCCAAGTTAGACATATCTAGCCCTAGGCAAAGTCCCATCCCGGCTACCATCAACACCGTCTGCACACCACGAGAACTCAGGAGGGGCACTTCTTTCCAGCCCCCACCAAACAGCCTCCTGAGAAAACTACCAGCCAAACCTGCAATCAAAAATTGTAAAGCATCAATCATCTTAGAATCTCCTTTCTCCCCTATCGTGGAGCAAGAAAAAGAGCCTGTCAATATTCAAATCAACAGGCTCTTAAATCAGGCTGGAGGGTTTCCTGATTATTCTGCACAATGCATTGCAAGGTAATATCTTTTGGCTTTCCCCTCGGGAGCATCCTTATCCTCGAGGAAGTCAAATGCCAGGTCGGCATAATACTGCGGTGCCTGGCCATCCTTATAGTAGTCGCTCCGCACCATATTCAGCGTGTAATAAAGGTCATAGATGTTGTAGTTCTTACATCCCCAATCTATGCTCATCGAGGCCGCAACCTTTTCAACATCCTCGAGAGTCCAATAGGCACCAGAACTTCCATCCTTGTTTTTCATCCGAGCTACTGCTTTTTCCGCACCGTCCTTGGTAAAATGATACCCATAGATTAAGCTCTCGGCCTTTTCTCTCTTATGCTCCCAATGTCCAGGATTGCTTTCATATCCCATCTCGGCCATCTCAGCCAGTATTTCTATCATTGCGAGATGCCTAGAAGTTTCAACTTTCTTTTCCCTGGCAAACTCACACAGTTCTCTACACCATCCCATCATAGGTCTCCTTGAAATTCAGGGCTGGCCTGAAAGGTAACACCAGCCCCTTTGATATAAATTTACGCAGCAGCAGTTCCACTTGTCGGAAGCTTGGACAGAATGAGGTTAAGGTCATTCTGAGTGCTGCAGCAACAAGCCGCCAGCTGTTTCTCAAGTCTACAGAATCTCTCGCCAAAGTTAATCGACTGGAGCAAATTGCTTTTATCTGCATACAGGCGAGCATTCTCGGTCTGCAGGGCAGATATCGTGTTCTGGTCAATTTTGTTAGAGAGGGCTGCATTACCAGTTACAATGGCATTTACAATCTCGCGGGTCTGAGCAGAGGTCTGCAAAGCGGCAGCAGCGGCAGTGTTATTAACCGTCTGGTTGATACCTGCAAAGCCCTGGCACAAAGCACTTTGAATACCTGCAATACCATTGTTCAGAGAGTTGTAGAAGTTCTGAGCTTGGATGTTATCCAGCTGGGAGTTAATTCCATTATCTGCAATCACAGCGCCAGCTCCACCCAGAGCACCTCCACGGCCTCCCCAGCCCCAACCTCCGCCATTGCCACCAAAGGCAAACAGGGCGAAAATCAAAAAAGCAAAGAAGATTCCAGAACCACCGAACCCATCATAGTTTTCAGTCATAAGTTTTCTCCTAGAAAAGAGTTAATCAGGAGTAATAACTCAGGACTCACTTGTTCAACATTCCACCCAGGAACTTTTGAAAAGCTTCAGGATTTGCATTCTGGAGCTGAGCCATCTTTTGGTCTGCTGGAGTCGAATTAAACTGGCTGACAAGGTTGTCAAACTCTGCCCGCGAAGTCTGCGGAAGACCCCACTTCTTGCAAAAGGTGTTCCACTGAGAATACATTGAGTCTGAAGAGATAAGTTTCTTGAGCATAGCCTGTGAGGCCATAGCTACTAAAGATTGAAGATTAAACATTTGTGCCTCCTTTGTTATTACAAGAAAAGTATGGCACGAAAATTAGATTTTGTTGTGTCAATATTGTGGAAAATTTGTGCAAGGCCCGGAAAGTCAACAGGCCAAGGGAAATATTTGAATTAGACATAAAAAGAGGGCTGGGACGGCGCATTTCCAAATGCAATTCCGTTACCCAGCCCTAATCAATCAGCCCGAGCCATTTTAATGTTGCCCTGAGTCGGTTCAAGGCTTCAGTCATCTTGTGACTATGTGAGGATTCACTCATACCTAGGTCTGTCGAGGCGTGAAGCCTGCGCTGTTCATTACAATACCTGCGAAGAATCATATCCATCTTGACTCTGGATAGTCCACTTTTCTCGAGTACCTCGGTTATTTCACCCAAGGAGGCTTTCTTTAGCCAACCCTTGGTGCTGTCAAGTCCAGGTTGGTATTTGCTTCCCATTGAGGTCCTCAGGTTTCATCAGCATTGTGCTGAATTGTAATTCCCTTTCGCTTGGCATACAGCCTGCCAAGTGCTGACCCTTTTGAGCCTCCAAATTTGCGTCCAGAATATTTACCTTTAGATGTTGGAAAAGTACCTGAATTCTTTCTAATCCGAGGAATCCTATCATCCAAGCCTGGGTCTTCTTTCAGCGTTGGTATTCGTTCATCAAACTCTTTTAATTTATCAACCATAGGCTACCTCTTATTTATTAGTTGAAATTGTATAAACACCATTGATAACAATATCCTCGAGGAATGAAACTCTAGACTTAAGTTCACCAACAGTCAGGCCTAACCAAAAAGCCAAGAGAATAATAATCAAACAAAAGAAGCAGAGAACCCTACAAATAGTATTAGCATTACCAACAACAAGAGGTTCCACTGGTGTTTGGCCACCGGCCTGAATTGAAATATTAGGATTGGATTGAGAACTATTATCTATACTCACGATTTATCTCCTTTAGATTGATTTTAACTACATAATAATTTTAATAAAAATATTTGCCCTACGCAAGCACAATCTATAGAGAATCCCACGTAATTGCAGCGAGCTCTTCAGCCGTTTGTGCAGCCTCAATTTTAGCTTTCAACGCTGTGGCTTTTTCGTGACAGGCATTTGAATGCATCGCTAGAGTAGCAACCAAACCTTTCAAATCTGATGGTGTCAAATCAATGGTGCTATTGTCCTGGCAGGTCCAAGTAATAGTAGAACTTGAAGGAGCCAATTCCATTGACTGGGCCGCACAGGAAATTCGGATGCACGAGATGGTGTCACTGTCGAAAGTCTTACCAAGGTAGGAAAAACCACCCTGTTCGGCAGCATCTCGAGCACGATTAATTTCCTCACGCTTGGCAATTTTGAGGTCAGCAAGTAGGGGTTCAGGGACAAAGCCAAGTTCATACCAACGACCATCAAAAGTCTGTTCAACTTCACCTAGTTCCATACCTAAAGATTTATAAAAATCTTCATCAGTTCCTAAACCTACTTCGCATTCATGAGTTTCATTATTTATAACTTTTCTATATTTTAGCATAGCTATACTCCTTTATTTGGATAAAAAGTCATCTTATTAAAGTTAGTCCAAGAAACTATATCACCTTTAGCAACAGGATAACAAAAACCTGCAGATTGTCCAGATAAATAACGTGCACCAGATTTTGTATTATATATTTCAACACTATTTATTGTCAAACTTCTAAATCCATTATCTGAAAGGTTATGAACACCAATTATAAAGCCTGCCCTAGGTGTTGTATAAGGTGAAGTCATTGCTACTCCAGCTTTATAATTGGGCTTGTTCCAATCAACTGTATTTGCTTTACCTGTTACATTTACATTACTTAAGCTTACATTTGCAGAATTAACAGATAAAGCTTGTAATTCCTTTAGTACATTTCCGACATTGATGTTCTCCACGTTGGTAATGGTGTTGCCTACCTTGTAGTAGCGCAGGAGGTTTTTACTTTGCGGACGAACCCAGGCGTTATCTCTATAAGGAGATTTACCTGTATAACTTGTATTAAAGGTACTTGCATTCAGTGTAAAGATACCACCGGCTGGATTCCACGCAGCACCCGTGGTACCACCAGTTTGAGTAAACTTAAACATTCCTTTTGTTTTACTAGCCCCAGCTTGTTGCCCATTAAAATCCTGAGTCACATTAGAAACATAAAATTCACCTTTAACATTAGGCAGAGTTTCATCTAGCACTCGACCTATGAATCTAGTATCGTGTGTAGGTAAATCATAAGATTGCCAGCTAGTTCTAAGGCGAATAGTTTTTGCATTAGTATCTAGCACGTGCCCTAAGGATTCACCAATGGCGCTAGATGCTCTATTATACACATCCGTAGTAACAAATCTCCACCCAGTAACAGCATCAGTCCTCACCGAATAGGTCTTACCATAGTGTTCCTCATTCGCCGCAGTACTTCTATCATAGGCCGCTTTCATAGCACTCCAGAGACTGGTATAGGTGTTTCCACTCAGCGTTGACCCTGCCAATGCCCAACCAATAGCCGCATCCCCGGAAAGCTTATAGTCCAAATCAATGGTAGCCAACAGCGGAAGTTGAGCACCGCCAACCCTGTCAAGGATATCCCAGTTTTCATTCAAAGGTAAATCCCAGTCAAAGTCTCCTTTTTCAGGTTTATTCAGCCCAAGCGTGGGAGTCTTCTCATATCCGTCCATCTTCTATTCTCCTACTTTAATTTCCCAGGTTACCCGAATAGGAACCCCGTTCTTGATTGTGAATTGCTGGAGGGGTAAGAACCGTGCCAGCATAGTATTGCCATCCGCCTGGGACTGGAAAAGCCCAATCTCCAGGCAATCCTTAGTCCCTTGGCCGGTGTAGGTAAACGTGCCCATCCAGGAAAGCACATTACCTCGCCGCTCAACCGAGCAGGGAATTGTGGCAACCGTAGACCCCTGGAGGCCAGTCATCGAGTCGGTCGTGATGGCAGCAGAATCTCCTAGGCGAAATTCCGAGGGGAGTTTCACAGTATTCCCCTCGAGGATTCTCTGCGCCAGGAGCACCAACCCGCCAGTAACCACCCTGTTTGCACCCCGGGCAAGGAGCTTCCGTGGAAAGGAGGAACCCTCCCAGACCTCTACCTTACCAGTAACAGTTCTGTCCATCTTCCCTCCTTATGCCGCAGAGGCATCGTTGAATTGATAAGTCCAAATGATTTTAATTTCATCCTTGTCCTTTTTAGTGTAGGTTCCCGTAACCGCACGGCTGAAGAGAATACCACCACTCGCGGCGGTGAAAATCCCTGTTTCTTCCCAAACACCAGTACCAACACCAGCCGCAAAGGTGGCAGTAAACTTCACCGTGCCATTGGTCTGTTCAACCTCCTCAAAGGCAATCCTCGCGAGCTGGGACCCTTTCAGCCCTACATCTGCCAAGCTCGGTGCGACGTTTGAAGTCCCAACTGCAATGTGGCTTGGTGCAGTAGGGGATTTCTTTGAAACAAACTTGGCAATTTCATTCAGGCCAGTTTGCACAAACATATTGTGAACTTTGAAAACCGTCCTCCCTGTCTTCAGGTCAATAGCTTCAAGAGTGCCACAGCAACTTACAGAATTCTTTTTCATAACCCATATTCTCCTATACCATAACCTGAAATTCCATAGCCAAAAGCGACGAGCAGCTCGGTGGAAATATTACAGGTAGCTGTTGATTTAATTCGTTGAAACGTTTGTAGGATGTCAGAGGAAAGTACCCGAGAGGAAATTGGCTTGGACACCCTGAGCAAACAAAGTCCCCTGGCAAGCAGGCTTTCAACAAAAGCGGTCTGGAGGGCCAAAGCCCTAGATGCCCTGCAATCCATCCCCTCAGAACCTCTTTCCAGCAGGGAAGTCCAGGTAGAACTCTCCCTGGCATTAACCCTGGCCTCCGGCTTGACAGTCGGCAAGGCTTTCATCAAGTCCTCAACCTCAATCCCCTCCCCTTGCTCAATAAGCTGCTTGGCCATTGTATAATAATCTGCTACAATCCTGGCCGCCTCGCGGATATCCTTAGTCCCCAAAAACACAAAGCTTTCTTTCCCTTTCAATCCATCACTGAGCTCAGTATAGGTAGAAAGAACCACGCTGTCAAGATTCTTCATTTCAGTCTGCCCGTAGAGGTAGTGCACGGCATTGATGTCCAGGATTTCAGAACCAAAAAGAGCATCCCTCAGAGAGGTCAACAGACTTTGTTGGGTATCTGCCAAGAATCCACTTTTGGCTAGCGCTCTGAGAATCCATTGCACTCGGGTTTCCGTCCTGAACCAGCCCACAAAGTCATCCCTGTTCAGAACCATTGTAATATTGAAAAGCCCTTCATCCACACAGACCGGCTTGTCAATACACCTCAGATACTCAGTCTTCTGTTCCTCAGAGAAACAGTGTGGGAGGTCTGCCTGGGTATTCCTCCAGCTCGTGTCCGTGCCGGGAAGCAGATTCACAAGCACCGGAAACCCAGAAGTCTTTCCAATCTCCCTCCCGGAAAAACCCCTAGGACTGATGGGGTCCCAAGGGCTGCAAGGTTTATCCGTCTCAGCCATCCAAACCTCCAAACGTCCCTGTGTCCGTGGCTCGACGAAGTTCAGCATCCGCGATGTGCAGGGTCTTAATGCCAAGTTCTGTCAGCGGGCCATATAGTTCTCTCCAGGCAGGTTCCCGGCAAAAAGCAGCGAGGTTCTGCATAGTCAGCCCAAGCAGAGCTTCCTGGCCATATTTCAAAATAGGTGAGGTTCTTTCCCCGGACATCTCACTTTTCAGCGTGAAAGCATTGTACCAGAGGAACCCTCGAGTCTTATCCTGGATACCATTTGGGAGCCAGAGCCACCGAACATTCTGAATCCAATATCCCCAGGCATCCGAACCCCCACCACTCAGGGCAAAGCTTTCCGGGTCAAGGGCCTGGAGGGTATCCATACAGGAGGAGAAGTCGGAGGTCGAGATATTCAGGGTGATAACCGATTTGAAGTCCTCGGGAAGTTCCAGAATGTTTGGATTGTCCAGAGTCTGGTCAATTTGAAATTCCAGGAGCTTTTCATTCCACTTATAACTCCAGTTCTGTTCCAACGAGCGGACAGCCTGGAAAACCTTCCCCGGGATGACGTCTTTCAGGGTATCTCCCTTATTTGCCTCAAGCAGCACCATATCAAAAAATTCTTGCCAAGTTATATCAGACATAAGCCGTCCCCTTTCCAAATGAAAACACAAAAGAAGCCCTGGGCCTCACGAACCTCAGGGCTTCAAACCAAACCGGAATTAGGCGCCAGCGCCGCCACCGCCCTGGGTAGTACCAACAGCCTCGGTCTTGTAAACCCGCTCTTTGGCTTTGGCCAGGTTCTTGATAAGTCCGTGGTCTTCCAGCTGTTCAATCTTAATAGAACATTCGGCAATATACCCAGACTTCTCACCGTCCATTCCGACCTCGGTCAAGTTCGGTTCATACTTCAAGTCACGGTTGCGCAGGTAGACATACTTAACGTGAGCCATATCCAGCACAAACGCGTAGGAGTCAAACCCATAAACCGGGGAAGCTGTATCCAGGCCAGAGGAAGTACTCTGACTAAACAGCGGGCAGGTCTTGAATACCAGCGTTCCGAACGGAGTAGTCAGACGGGATACCGTCATACCATACTCTTTCGTGCTCGGTTCCCAGCGCCAGGTTGAACCCTCAGACTGACGGATGATTTTCTGGATGGTCAACAGGGCCAAATCCCCACAGAACACCATCTTCTCAGATGAGCCATACTTGAAGAGGTCTTTCATCCAGCTTTCTAAGTCATCATAACTCACACCGTCCGTTTTAGCCGAGGCATCGAAGATGTTCTCTGCAGGCAGCTGGTCCAGAATACCACCCATAAAGCGTCTCGGCTTACCGTTGAACGTATCCTGGAATCTCTTACCAAACCAGAACGAACGCTCAATATCAATGGAGATGTATTCCAGCGCCTCACGCTTGGCCTCTTTCAGGGCATCCCCGGTTCTCAGTTCCGTTTCCTTAGCCGTGCCGGTCATTTCCAGCGTGCGACGGAAGATTTGAGTATAATTATAACGTTTGAACGGGTCATAAGCCTGTCCGGTCGGCGGCAGGGAGCCTTCCTCAAAAGCCGTGCCGATGACCAGGAGCTGGTTCTTATCCCCGATGTTGACGGCAGTTGAACCTGCAACACCACGGGTCAGAGTCAAACTCGTATCCGTTGTCGGGTCAGCCTCAACCTGGAGAATTTCCTTGGTAGCCTCGTTGTACAACAGCGTACCCTTGACAACAACCTTAGCATCCTTAGCAACAGTAACCACCTTGGTACTCGTCGAGGCAACTGCACCATTTACCTGGAGGCGACGCGCGTCAAGGCGTTTTTCAAACCAGTTAAACTCCGGGTCAGTTACAGATTCTTTCTTCATCTTAGAGGTCAGCGCAAAAAGCGGAAACTCTCCATTCGGGTACTGGAGGAGGATGCCCTCACGCCAGTCCTTAGGACGAACTTCAGCAGGACTGAAATTCTCCGTAGTTCTTAAGCCAGTAATAGCCATTTTTGGTTCTCCTTAGTAAAGTTAATAATCAGAATTTAAAACATCCAAAATTGCATCTGTGGAGTTCGGGTCTGGAGTTGTGGTTTTCGCAGGGGCAGGACTCGCAGGAGTCAGGGCAGGTGGATTCTTCGCAGGGGTGGGAACAAAACCAGCACTCTGGGCATATGCCGCAAGGAGCTGTTTAACCCTCTGCCCAACGAGGTTTTTCACCTGGGTATTCCAGACCTTGGCACCTGTTTCTTGAGCAACGCCCTGGATGGTACTCCGGATAATGGGAGTAAGTTCAGGTTTGTTCAACTCAGGGAAAGTCTTGAAAAAGTCCTCTCGGATAGTGTTCCGAGAAGAGGTTTCCTTTTCCCTGCGAGATACCAGATAGTCCACCGCACGCGGAATGGCCTGGAATTGTTCCTTTGTCCAGGAGCCCAAAGATTTCAGAATGTTGTTATGAACAGTCATTGAAATCCCCGAGGCAAAAGCCTGTAAACACGCAATCCGTTCTTCCTCAGTTGCGTCTTGGCCAAATAAGCCAGCATAGAGCTTAGGAGAAATATTGTAGGTATAGTCCTGAGGTTTCCTCTCAGCAAATACCTTGGTGTCCTCGTCCTCCTCAGGTTCCCCTTTGTCGGGTTTCCCTTTCGGCTCTTTTTGATTCTGCAGGTTCTGCTGATTTTGCAGTATCTGCATCATCAAAGTTCTAAGCTCAGCATCAGACGGGGCAGGGGTGGCAGGGGTCCCGTTGGGGGTTCCCTGCTGCTGTCCTGCCGCTCCCTCTTGGGTGGTGCTCGTAGGTTCTACAGGAGAAGTAGCTGTAGAACTGGTTGAACCGTTTGAGTCAGTGGACTCAGCACCTGTAGAACTAGAGCCCTCCGAAGAGGTGTCTGATGCCGGGCTAGAGGGCTCGGAATTTCCATCTCCCTGGGTCTCAGAATTTCCCTCAGAGGGAGGGGTGCCTTGCGACGGGGTCTGGGATTCCGAACCAAACTCTAAGTCAAATGTTGCCAGGATGTCATCCACTGAGTTCCCAGCGGGAGCGGTGGCTTCCTGGTTTCCATTCTCTATTTCACTCATATTGCCTATTCCTTATCTTCCTCCAGGCGAGAGTTCTGGGTCTCGGCCTGGGCGATTAAACTCTCCACAAGGTCGCGAACACTCAGAACCCCTTGTGTATAGTTTTGAATCTTGATAGCTCTCACGCGACCATCGTCCGTGGAAATATCTATACTAGAATATATATAAAGTTTATCCGAGACTGTCAACTCCAGAAGTTCCAGAAAAAGAGGAAATCTTTTATCAGTCAGAAGTCCAACCAACATTTCCATCTCGGTTTTGCTAAATGGCTGGGAACGCCCTTTGGCCAGGGAGAGAAGACTCTCCCTCAGCCGACGTCCACGCCACCAACTAAAAAGCTTGTGTAGCATTGGCGATATCTCCTACAGGGACGAGGTTACCAGCCTGCACTTGGGCAAGTACCTGGTCATTTGGCATATGATTGAGGCGGAACTGGTCAATGTTCTCAGCTCCACCCAGCCTGGCAACAAATTCAAAAATCCTACCCACGTCATATTGCTGGGCAAGGGCCTGATTTCCAGCCACAAAGGTCAAGGCCTGTTGCCAAATGTCAAACAGGGCAACCTTGTCCAGTGGCAGTGAACCATCGTGAACAGGAAAATAGAAATCCCCAACCACGGACTCAGGGTTAATGCTCACTGGGAAAGAGGAGCCATCATCCCCAACCACCTGGATGCAGAAATCCTCAGAGAGGAACTGTTGCAAATTCAGGGACATCTGTTTACCCAACTGGGACACGCTTGCCCCGGAAATGAACTGCGCGTGAGAGGCCAGGCGGGAGGACGCAGCCTCGATAGTGGCACGGATCTCAGTGGCAGTCTTGCGACCACCAGAATCCTGCTGGCCTCGCATATTGTCAGTGATGGCGGAAATGTCATTAGCGATGCGCATAAGATTCTGCATATCCCCAACGTGGCCAGAGGTAACATCACTCACCACAATCTGCTTGAAGTAGGTATTCAGGTCTACGCCGAAAGCCCTAGGTTTCATTCGGATTAACTTCCCAGGTTTGTCGCTCTTGAGGTCTTTCTCCTCCACCATCGAGGGGTCATAGATAAAACTATTATTCACCACGCCCTTGACGTTGAAGATGTGAGAGTTGAGGAACCAGGAGATGGAGTTCTGGAATGGAGCCAGATAGTCCGAAATACCACAGTTCCCAAAGCCATTGCCCAAGGCATAAGGCTCATTAACCACAACAGGATGCTGTTGGTGGTCAGGGGAGAAAAGCTCAAACCGGATGAACTGAGATTCATTAGCCAAGGTGACCAAGAACTTATAGGGTTTCTTCGGGTCAACTCCTGGAAGTTCCAGTCCAATCTCCTCCGGAATCAGCTCCACGGTGCCCTCATCTATCTGTACCCAAGGAGAGCCCTGGTCGATAGTCGAGAAGTCGTATTGGAGGTTCAGGTCATTTCCGTTGGCCGCTAGGTTGCGAAGTGAGGGATTCCCGGAGCGGGGCGTGGACATTCCCTTGATGTGGTCAAGCCAGGCATAGGTTTCACCCGCCCTCTGTAGGGTGAACTTCCCGACGAAGCTCCGCCAGTAGACAAACTCCCCTTTCTGGGCAACATCCAGCATCGGTTCCCTGGGGTCAGGGAAGAACATAAACGGGTCAATGTTCTCAACCTTGTTGCCCTGATAGACCGTCCTCGCAGTGCGGGTTTTGATAGGGTTGCCGGTGAGTGGGTCTTGGACGATGGTTGTCCGGGGCTGGGTTTCCGTAACAAAAGAGGTTTTCAAAATTCCAAGCCCATAGATTTCCCCATTGTAAAGCCACTGGGTGAATTCCTTAACCAGACGACAGTGCTCCGCATTGTACTGGAGGAGCTTTTCCATATTGCGGGCGTTCTCCACGAAGTCTGCATTGTAGGTGCCCACAGTGAAGATAGGTTTTCTCCCTAGGAACACCGTGGCCAGGTAGGTAACAATCGTCCGGATAGAGGAAAAAGAATAGGGCACAATGATATTTGCGTCCTGCTTCTTCACCCCCGCCAGGGATTTATCTTGACAGCTCTTCTTGTAGATGGAGTCCCATTCTTGAATCGGCACATAAGCCTGATATTCAAGTTCCCTCTGGTTCCAACGCCCATAGAACTGACTCATCTTCGAGTAAGACTCAGATATCTGCGCCCGGACTCGGGTAAGCAGCTTCTCGTGGGTGTCGCTCCCAGGGGAAATAAATTTTCTTTCAATCTCGTTCATATCTTACATTCCCTGTTGATTTCCCATAGAAAGAGCCTGAAGGGCATTTTGAATAGAGGTCATCGCAGCAGCATCGGCCTCATTGGTGGGCTGGCCGAAGGAGGATAGCATCTGATTGAGCATCTCGCCCATTGCCATACGGGTTTCAGGAGAGAGTCCCTGAGGAACAACCGCAGGTTGACCAGCCATCATTCCCTGGTCGCCACCAAACGGGTCAATGCCCTGAGCCACCAGCGCTTGGTCTTCAGGGGAGAGGGCCTGAAGAGCGGACTGGATTGAGGCCGGGCCGGTTGTAGGTTGAATTTGGTTATTGAGGCCCTGAAGGCCTTTCGCGGATACAGGCATAGCATTTCCTTTCACAGAGCGGAGGTTAAAAGTCAAAAGGGAGGAGTCAAAAGTCAAGTTCCCTAAATAAAGTTGACTCTTGACTCTTGAGGGGAGAGCCTAGAGCCCTCCGCTTTCTCCCGCGTCATCTTTATAATAGGATTCCTCAAGCCCGCTGTCAACCGGAATGGACACAGCTGCCCGGGAGGCGTTCGCAAGGAGGTCAAAGCACATCGCCACCACATCGAGCTGGTCATCGTGGCCTGATGGGAATTCCGCCATCTGGGACTCGTACTCCCCAAAAGCCTGGCGATGATGCACGAGGTGGGCAGAGTACCTGGGCTGGAGGGTTCCGAGAATCCTGGCCTTTTTCTCTGTAGAATAGCGGATTTTTTCCAGCACGAAGAAATCATTTCGCCTGGACATCTCTTCCTGGATGAGGGAGATGAGGCTCTCTTGATAGGCCACGGCCTCCACCCCGCAGAGCAATGGGACTTTCTCACTTTGACCCTCAGGGGGCCTGGACCAGATGTCCCTCAGCCGGAAGAACTCCCTCACCGCCTCGCTAGGCTCCATCCCTCGAAAACCCTCTACCAGCTCTATCTGGAACCGTCCTCCAGGATACACACCCACAACTCCAAAGGCCGCCTGGTCAGCAGACCGCTTTTTGGAGATAGCTGGGTCGTGACATAGCGCGCGGAAGAGGGGTCGCTCAAGAGGAGTTCTCTGGATGTCCGAGGGCCTCAGGGACATAGTGTCCTCACAGACCAGCTTGTTGAAGAGTTCCAGGTAGAATGTGCCTAGCTCCCCTTGGCGAGAGTACATCTCCTTTTTGAGGGCTATTTTTTCCTGGTTCATATACTTCGGGAAGACCGGCTCGCCTTGGGCATCCAGCACGCCCATAACCACAGTGGTAAAGGTGGGGTCTTTCCCCAGATTGACAAGAAGGGCCTCATTGTGGAGCAGCGTGCCGGTGAGGAATATCATAGAGTCCGTTTGAAGTTCCCCGAGAGCTGGCAGCACATCACCCATAAACCAGGTGAGGGTTTTCTTTCTCTGCTCTGGAGTAGCTACGGATTCCTTGTTCTCCACATCATCGAGGTGGATAATATCCGGCCTCCGTCCGTTGACATTCCGTCCGCGGACTTGACCACCTCGACCTGTGGCCTCCATAACAAACCCGTTGGAAAGGATAAACGAGTCCTCCGCCCAACGACCATCCCCCTTGAGTTGTCCAAACAGAGAGATAAGTTTATTATTATACTCGAACTCATTTCGGCAGTTGAGGAGCTGGGTACTCGCGTGGGTGGCGGTCTCACCGATTTTCAGCACGAAATCACGCTCCTTATAGCACCCCATAAACACGTGAGCCCCGTTGCCGAGGGTGGTCTTGCCAATGCCACGAGGCATCATTATCTCCAGGTTCCGGGCGACGCGAAGCCCCAGGGTACCGTCCTCTTTCCAAAAGAACAGCGGGGTTCCTTTTTCAGAGTCATTCCAGGGGTCTCGTTTCGCCACGAAGTTCTGAATAATCTTATCCACCTCGCCGTATTTGGGCAGAAAGTCTGTCCGGCGGAGGAGGAGGGCCAGATACCCTCGGTGCATCCAGGTAAGGGGTTCATAGAACCAGTGAGATAGGATAGTGGTGAGGAACTTGGGAGGGTCAAGATAGAGCTCTCTTCTCAAATCCCTCTTGGCTTTTTCATCAAGTTGTGTAGACATCGCGCCTCCTTTTATATTTGAAAATTCTCACCAAACCAGTGATAGGTGTAGAAGACCTCCGGGTCTGTGGCCTCCCGAAGTGCCTGAATTTCGTGTTTGGGAGGGTAGATGAGGTTCTTGCATACCTGGACACAAATGATATCCAGATCTGGATAAAGCACCCTGAGCAAGGGCTTATAAAGTTGACCCATCTGGAGCCAGGCATCTTGGGTTTGGGTTCTTTTGACCTCAAGGAGCCAAAGCTTTGTCTGGGCGAGGACGAGGAGGTCAACCTGGGCATAGTGCCAACCGGTGGCATCCTTGAAATGTATCCAGCGATTGTAGACCAGGGACTCTGGGGATACCAACCGGCCTAGTGTCCGGGCCACTGAGCGTTCAAAAGTTTTCCCCTTGGCAAAGGAGCCCTTGAGCCGGGAGGAGTCCTTGGCAAACGGGCTGTCCGACCAGGAGCAGAGCTCAAGTCCCCTCACCCGATGGATTTCTCTAGGCCTGTGAACCATCTTTCACCTCCAATTTGTCAAATGAGGGAACTACCTCGACATCCCCTCGGTTAGCGGCCTGGCGGAGCTCCCGGAGTTCCTCTGCTGACATAGACACGGAGATGTTCTGACTCTTGGCCACAGGGCTATACCCCGCGCGGTCAAGGGTAACCTTGGAAAGTTCTATGAGCTGGGAGGTGGAGATGGAGTCGGGCTTTTCGGCGAGGCGTTCCTGGATTTCCCCGATGGCATCGAGGGACAGAGTTGCCAGTCGCTTTTGCACATCCGCGAACTGTTCGGTTTTCTGCTTCTGATAGAAAGCCACTAGGTCTTTGAATGATGGGTCCCTCTTGAGGATGGATATCCTGGAGAGGGAATAGGAGGTAATCGCACTGACCTCGGTTTCCGAGAGGCCCTGGGCGAGGAGCTGGGCAATTTCATGGTGGATGCCCCGGAGCTTCGCGATGGTAGGGGCCTCGGAGGTTGGCAGGCCGCCTTCTTCCCGGGCAATGAGGTCCTGGGGTTCAATGGGGCCTAGGATTTCGAGTTCCAGGGCGGAGAGTTTCCTGCCCTTTGTTTTAAATTCAGACATTGGGATTTCCTTTCAGAGGAGGGGTTAATGGGTTGGGGGCTGGTTCTTGCTTCGCGCAATGGCCATTTTCCTTCATTATAAGGCCGGGGCGCCGGGGCTGTCAAGGGGAGGGAAGCAGAAAGTCCATTTTGCGGGGAGTGGGATTATTGACTTGGGGCTGGGAAATTTGGCTGGGGGGGGGGGGGGGGGGGGGGGGGGGGGGGGGCTGGATGAAATTCTTGCTTTGGGAATTGAGACGGCTCAGGTTTTCTTTTCACATTTCCCTAGTTCGTAATACCCCCTGTGAGGCGCGCGCGAAAGGGGGCGGGTGGGGAGGCCTTCCGGGCAAAAGGGGCTGGAATTTTGTAACATTTTGTAATATTTTGTGATGAGGTTTGGGGTGAAAAAGTGCTCCCGGGGTGCAAAAAGTGCTTGACTTTTCCAAAAATCGAGGGTATATTAACATTATCAAAAGGGCGGAAGTCCGATTGATAAATGGAAACAATGGATATTTAATTTTGATAGGAGTTAAAACAATGACAGACGCAAACAAAATCTTCGAGCTTTTAAATGGTGAACTTACATTCAATTTTGCCGGGGCAGGGATTGAAAAGACAATCAAAATTTCCGATATACCGGAAGAGAGTCTGGCGGTACTTCTTTCATACGGTTGCCGGAAGTTGAATGACAGGGTTAATAGTCAAGCCAAAGATTCCGACACGCCGAAGAAAGAGCTGATTGACCGAGCATTTGAGGATTTGCTTTCCGGCAAGTTGGGAAGTGGACGAGCCCCGCAAAGTAGCAACAAAGCATTTAAGGACTTCATCTTTGAGGTGCTTAAAGGCCAGGGCTACCGGGTTAAGGACTTTGAACCGGTGCGTGGTGCAACGCCGGAGGTTATTGTCCGGACGTTCTGGCACAACGCAAGCCCTGAGCAACAAGCCACCATTCTGGACAAATTGCAACAGCGGTTTGAACAGGTGAAAGCACTGGCAACGTTGGACATCTAGTCAACAACCCAAATCCGAGCCCCGGGATATTCTTCCGGGGCTTTTATTTTGTCCGGGCGGAAGTCAATCCGGTGGCTGGGTGGAAGAAAGCAGCACGGCGGGGTGGGTGGGATTTTCCGGGCGGACGGGTGGAATGGGTATTTTCCCGGGGAAACATTGCCGGGACGGGGCATTTTTTCACCATACAACGCACAACCCGGGCGGGGCGCAACATACCCACCACCCACACCACCACACCCACCCCACGCCCATTTAATCAAATACTCCCCAAAACTCCCGAATACTCCCGAATACTCTCCAGTGCTTGCCAGAACTGAAACCCCCCATCTCCAAGATTTTTTTTTTTTTATTTTCTAGTTTTTTTTTTTTTTTTTTTTTTTTTTTTTTTTTTTTTTTT